AGCTTAGCAGTCTGGATCTGGTTGCGAGTCTCCATGATCTCATCGATGCGTTTTGATAGCTTATCATACTGAGTTGTAAGCTGGTTCATACCTTCTTCAATCTCAACGATGCTCTGCTTTCTCGTATCGATAGCCTCGCACTGAAAGTCCTTATTGATGTCCTGCTTACAAGTTGGGCAGTTGTCGTGCTCGCTAAAGAACTTAACTTCCTTATTGAGGATTTCGTGCTTTGCCTTGATCTGGTGACGAAGCGAGTCAAGCTTCTTCATCTTCTTAGTAACTGACTCCTCGTCATACACTTTCTCTTCAAGTATTGTAATTCCCCGTGTAATACTCTCATCGTTAAGAATGATAGTGTTGATCTGTGTATCGACTTCAGCTAGACGCTCTTTCTTCTCCGCAATGATGATGTCATTGTTGTTCTGCATCTCGAGCAGGTGCTGACGAATGAGCTTGATCTTCTCAGTAACAACTTTCTTATTGGTGGTGTTCTCAATAACGAGATCTCTATTCTCAGCGGCCTTTACCTTAAGCAGGTTGTTCATCACGGTAAAGATCTGCAGGTCAAGTAGATCCTCGATGATGTCGCGGCGCTGACCGGTCGGCAGCTGCATGAACGGGACAAAGGATGCCGAGCCGAGAACGACTACCTGACAGAAAGACTTGTGGCTGATCTTGAGGATCTGCTTCTCAAGGATGTCCTGATAGTCCCTCGTCTCTGCTGATTGATTCATCAGCGTGTCGTTCATGTAGACCTCAAAGATGTTGGGTCTGATCCCTCTGACTATCTTGTAGTTGTTCTTGCTTATGCTGAACTCGATCTCTACTACGAGATCCCTGCGGGTGATGCTGTTGATAAGCTGAGACTTGTTCACCTTGCGAAATGGCTTACTGAACAGAGAGAAGGAGAGAGCGTCCAGGATAGTTGACTTACCCGCGCCGTTATCACCTACTATGAGTGTCGTATTGTGCTTATCAAATTCGATCTCGGTAAAAACATTACCTGTGGATAGAAAGTTCTTCCATCTTATAGACTTAAAGACTATCATTGTACTGTGAGTGCCTCATTGTATAGGTCGACGATAGTGGTCTCAAGCTTCTTCTTGTTGATGTCGACGTCAATCTGATCAATGTACTTCTTGAAGATATCTACTGTAGACTCAGCCTCGTTGACGATGTCCTCGTCACCCTCTAGATTGAGGTTGAGGTGATCCTCGACTACCTGAAGGTTAATTACCCCCAGCTGCTCGATGCGCTCGATCGTTTTATCAAAGCGATAGAGGTCAGTCTTGTTAGAGACGATCACCTTGACAAACTTATCTTTGAGGTAGCTTAGATCATAACTTTCTGGCTCTTTACCCTTGGTGACGTCGTCGTACCAGAACTTAGCGAACATCTCATAGGGATTGACTACGAACTCTAGCTCTTTAGTTTTCGTGTCGAGGATGTGGAATCCGCGGTCATCGCCGTAGTCACTCCATGTAAACTGGCTATGAGAACCAAGATAGTGAATATTGCCAGAAGAGGACTTATGATGATAATGACCAGAGCACACAAGGTCAAAGCGGCCAAACAGGTCAGGACTATCTCCATGAGATTCCATAGATCCTCTATACATCTGAAAGCCCGCGAGCTCAAGGTGTCCCAGAACGATCTCGGATTTTGATTCTTGTATTTTTTTAAGTGTGTCTGCTCGGTTCCCGTCGTTGATCCAAGGGATATATAGTATCGGTGTACCATCTTTCTGAGTGATAGTACTAGCCTCCGTAAAGACGCCGACGTTTTGGTACTTGCCATATATCAACTCCTCTAGAGCATTCACTTCATTAGTGTTCTTGTAGTAGACGTCGTGATTGCCGGCGATGATGTCTAGAGTGACTCCCATAGCTTCGAGAGGATCCAGAAAATCATCGCGCAGGCGCTTCGCAGTAAGAAAATTGATATACTTGCGACGATCAACAATATCACCAAGATGGATGACATGATTGATACCCATAGAACGCAGTCGTGGAAAGAAGACATCATCTAGGAACTTCTTGTTGTTGTCATTGAACTGCGCGTTGTCGTTTCTAATTCCCCAGTGTGTGTCAGTGATCAGCGCTATTTTCATCTGTACTCTCTACCTTAACTTTCTTGCTTTCCTTGGTCGACTGAAGCTTTGCCTCAAATGTTCTAATTACGTCATCTGAGTACTCATTAGTTCCGATCGACTCAATCTGCTGGTCACTCATCAGGAAGTTGTTCTGGTAGTTCTTATGCTTGATGTATGACTGCTTCTTCTCAAGTTGAATTCTTCGAATGAAAGCGTTCCAAGCTATCTGAGTAAAGTAAGAGAATGGGTTGGTGGACTTAGACGGATCAAAGTTGTGCACGGCGCTGACGCAGTTCTCGATGGCGTCACCTATCATCTCTTCCCTGTAAGAGTAGTTCATGAAGTTGGGCTTGGTCGATAGCTTCTTGCAGATCTGACTCAGGCACTCGCCGATGTACCTAGGAATGCGGGGAAGGTCCTTGTCCTCGCCCTTCGCGATGTTGCAGGCTTCCTTGTACTTGACCATCTCTTCGTAGAAGGTCTTGTTGTTGATGTAGTTCTTCTTCGCGCGGGGTGCCATGTTATACCTCTAATTTCACTGGATATATCTTGTGCTTGAACTGCTCTTCATTGTAGATCTTCAGTCGCTCTCTAAAGTGTCGAATGGTGGTGTTCTCGTTCTTCTTCCAAGTCATCTCGTCAGCGATGTCGAACAGGGTCGCGATCTCCTTGTTCTCAGACGTTCTCAAGACGCGTCCTATCGACTGTAGATTTCGTACCCTAGATTTTGAAGGACTAGAAAATATAACGTTATGCAGATTACGAATGTTAACTCCGGTACTAAAAGTTCCCGAGCTAGCAATAATAATAGCATCTTGTTCTTTCTCAACGATCTTACGAATTTGCTCACGCTCATCTCCATCAATATTGCCATAGATAAAGTACACCGACTGGTCGGTGGCCTCACTTATCATCTTGTATAGAACCTTGCCGTGCTTCTCGACGAACTGAAATAGGATAAGGGTATTGCCCTTGAGTGAGAGCGCCAGGTTCTTGATAAAGTTATTTCGCGGCTGGCAAGTAACGATGAAGTCTAGCTCTTCCTGATAGGTCATCCCCTTGACCATCAGGCGCACGCTATCCGGGTACTGAAGCACTATGGCCTTGATCTTGAACGGTGACAGGTGCTTCTCGTCGATCAGCTGAGAGGTGGTAGTGACCTTCTTGACCGGTCCAAACAGACCTTCTAGAACCATGCGGTTTGTCTTGGTGCCGTCGAGAGTGCCAGTAGTGCCGAATCTATATCGGCACCCATCTAAGTTCTGCATGATTGTTTGTAGTGACTTAGCAGTAAAGAGGTGTACCTCGTCGCCGATCACGACGTCAAATTGCTTGAACCACTTCTTGTCGAGCTTGTAGATTGACTGCCACGTCGAGATGACAACCTGTCTCTCAGTCTGCTTGTCCTTGCCTCCAACAATGAGATAGACTCTATCGTCACTATCAAAGCCGTAGTCGGCAAAATCAGAACTAAGTTGAGAGACCAGAGAAGTAGTTGGAACAATAATAAGGGTCCGACAACTATTTTTTTCGCTACTAATTTTAGCATGGTAGTACCTCATTAAAAGATAGATTATGAAGGACTTACCAGAACCAGTTGGAGAAAGTAGTATACCTCTTCTATTTCTTACTGCGTGCGCAAATGCCTCAAGTTGGTACTCTCTCGGATGATATTTATCTGGAAGCTTGATATATTTAGTAAATTCTCTAGCCTCTGCTATTGAAAAGTTATCAGCCGCGAAGTCATCTAGGTACTCCAGCCTGTAGTTGCGATCCCTGCAGAACTTCTCTAGGTATATCTGCAGGCCGCTGTACAGCTGGCACGACATGTGGTTGAACAGCCGGATCTTACCGTCCCACATCTTGTTTCTGTAGGCGGGCATGAACTTAGCTCCGGGCACGTCAAAGGTGAAGTGGTCCCGAAGCTCGTAGGCTATCCCTGGATCGCAGATTACCTTGTTGTAGGTCTCACTGATCTTCTTAAGCTGAAGTACTTCCATCACGCTCCTTGTTCGAACTTAATCCAATCAATAGCGCTCTTGATCTGAAAGTTCCTGTTCATTACCATCTTGATTATGGATTCCAGCAGCTCTATCTTCTCCAGCTGGTACCCGATCTTTAAGTTAAGTGCTACTATGTCTGGGTCGGCGTCCATGTACATGGGGAGGTCTGCCTTGAGGATCATTCCCTTGGCGGGAAGGGTCCAGCCCTTCTCTTGGGTCTCCTTGGTGTGTCCCTGAGTGTAGAACTCGTGCTTGTCCAGCTTGAGCTGCTTGAGATCCGCGTCGAGCTTGCGCATGAGCAGGCGCTCGGAGATCATGAGCTTGAAGTATTTATGATGCAGCTGAGGGATGCTGATCGCCTCCCTGTCCAGATGCGTCCGGTCCATCTTTGAGTCGGACTGCCACTCTTCTAAGATCTTCTCGATATTCACAACTATCCTCACTATGTGCAAGTATATTTTACAATATAACATATTATAGCATAAATGTAAACTACATTTTATACCTGAGCGATGTCGTAGAAGATGTACCTGAAGTTTGCAGAAGCGGTTATGTACTGGACGTCGCTGTCTGTAGTACTAAAGTTGAGTGAGCTTATTGAAACTGGAAATGCATTCCTGAAAGTGATCTGCCACTTGGGTATGCGGATCTGATTTGATACGAGTAAAGTGATGTCAGAGGAGGTACCCTTAGCGGATCCGGGTGCGACGTGCGCTATCTGAGCGTACTCCGTGAAGTCTTCCGGAAAGCCTAGAGACCTGATCCAGTTGTGAAGCTCGAGATAGTCCTGCAGATCCTCGTCTACCTTGAACTGCACAATGAGTTCTTGATAGTGCAGTCTGTCACCCGGAACTGGTATGTTGCTGAATGGAGTACCAGCAGCTGGTGGAAGCAGGCTGATTCCTGGAATGTTTACAGACTGTACAAAGAAGTTAAGATGTGGAGCTCTCTGAATAGAGAAGTTGAAGTTAATCGGACTCAGGAAGTTCTTATTAACGGGTGTATTGTCTAGAGCGCTCATTCCAATCTCCAAGTTATTAGCTATTTATTGAATGGCCATAAACCTATTATACACACATATCCAGAAATGTCAACAAAAAAAAGAGGGGGATTGCTCCCCCTCAAGTTCTGTCCGGTTAACCCAGATCTTTTTAGATCACATTAGGTTGTTGACGATCACGCGGCGATAGTACTTGTTGGTACCAACGACCAGCTCGCCCGAACCCTTGGTGAGGCCTTCTGCGAATGGGTTTGCAACCATGCCGTAACGAGTCTTGAAGCCAATCTTTGGCTGGAAGCTTGTTGGGTCAACTGCGCGAACCATCTGTAGAGGAACGTATGGGCAGTAGAAGAGACCTGCGTCGAATGCGCTCGAACCCTTGTAGCCAACGGTCAGGTAGTTACCGCCGATTGCGTATGGGTCGATGTAGACGCGAAGGCGACCGTTCAGGACACCGGCGAAGGTGTGGCCTGTGTCGTCAACCTGCAGGTTGTTGCTGTTTAGAGCAGGAGCGTAGTCAAGAACACCAGCCATTTGCAATGCAGAAGCTACGTCTGAAGAGCAGATGACGATGTTACCCTTACCGCGACGTGTCTGCTTCGCGATCTGGTTAGCTTCACGTTCCAGCTGGAACATTAGGCCCTTGAACTTTTCAACTGACCAACGGCCGTTTGAGTCGGTGTCAAGGTCGAACACGCCAGCAGTTGTGGTGTTGTCCTGAGCGCCTGCTACAGCGGTGATGTTGATGGTACGAACAACTTCGCGGTTGATTTCTGCCAAGATTTCAGCTGTCAAGATGTTTGACAGTTCGGTTTCAGCGTCCAGACCGTGAATTGCCTTCAGGTCCTGTGCCAATTCCATTGAGTATTCAGCCTTGAGGGCGCGAGACTTTGCAGTCACGGTGACCTTTTCGATGCTGAATGCCATCTGAGAGAAGTCAGTGTTGTTGTAGGTGCCGAGAGCTTCAGCCTGTGCAGTTGACATACCGGTACCGGTGTTGTAAGCTGCATAGTTAGCGTTAGCAGAAGTGTTGAACGGCGAGGTGTTTGTCAAGCCGGGGATTGTACCGGTGAATGCTGAAGTCGAAGTGTTACCCTGACCGAGGGACAGGTTAGCAGAAGCGCCGCTGTTAGCTTGAACAGCAGAGAATGCAGTGTTAACTTCGTTGTAGAAGGTTTCGTTGTCTTGGATGCCGCCGTTTGCGTAGCCACCACCGGTGTTTGACTGGGTGTTGTACTTCGAACGCATCGCGAAGATCAAGCCGGTAGGACCGGTCATTGGCTGAACGCCGCAGATGTCGTATGCAACGAGGTTAGGCATTGCACGACGAACGAGCGAGATCAACACTGGATCGAAGGTGTCGATACCACCGGCGCCAGCTGTTGAGGACGAACCGCCCATGAAGTTTGCAGGGATGACAGAAGAAGCCACAGGGGTTTCTGACAATGTTTGATACTGACCATGTGCAGCTGACTCGGTTAGAGCGCGCTCGGTGTTCTCGAGCATAACTGCAGTTACTGAACGACGGTGTGCGTCAGCGATTGGAGCAAGGTCTGCATGCTCCAAAAGTGGCGACCACTTTCTTTGAATTTCCTCAGCTAGATACATCTTAGTCTCCTTTTCTCCGTAGGATGTATTTTATTTATAATTAGTTACTTTTTTACAGATCTTGAAATAGCCTGAACATACTTATTCACAGATGGGTCGATTGAAGTCACGTGAGTCTGAACTTCACCTTCAAATGACTCTTCGATGATATTGCTTGTATGAACAACTGGCTTTGATTCTACGCCGAAGTAGTTCTCCTTGATGATGGAGAGCTTTCTTGCATAGGTATCAATGTTGCCGTCAAAATCAACGCCTTCGACCAAAGCCTTAAACTTTTCTTGCTGTGAGAGAGGCATGTTGTCCAAGAAAGACTCAACTACATAGTCTCTCTCTACTTCCTTGAAAGCCTTCTTGAGTTCTACGTTCTCAACGATCAAGGAATCTGCATGTTCTTCGAGCTGCTCAACTTTGTTTGCGAGTGACTCGACGATGTCGATCTGTTCTTCTGGAAGCTCGATGTAGTGCTCAGCGAACAGGTTCTTCAAGCCGCTGATGAAGTCTCCCATCAACTCATTGCGGAGAGATGACTCAACTGCTACTTGGTTTTCTTCCATCCACTGCTCGACTACGTAGTCGAGATATGAGTCAACCTTAGAGACCATTTCTTCGTGAAGTGTCTCTACTGTCTCAGTGATGTAGGCTTCATATGATTCTTCAAGCTTTGCCTGCTCGACCATGAGGCGGGCATTGATAGCTGTTTCGAAAAGAGTAGAAGCTCTTTCCTTGAATTCTTCTGACAGGTCCTGACCAGAGAACATAGCTTCCACGTCTTCCTTGACGTTCAGCTGTGGCATTGGGAAGTTAGCCATAGCTCCCTGATGACCAACTGCGTGGGATGGCTTCATGCGAATTGAAGCTTCGTTACCCATTTCATTTGCATGAGGAGGCAGATGAGATGCCTCGTGGCCGATGAGCGCCATAGCGTCATTGAACCACTTGGTGAGTTCATCGCTGCTCATTGTATGGGCCGCACCGATCATCTGGCTGAGGATCTCGAACTTTGACTTCGGATCATCTGTGACAGGATTTGAACCCGGCTTAAGAGAGTTCATTGCCATTGACCCCTCAGCTAGACGTTCTTGCTTATTAGACATTTAAGGTCTCCCTTCCTGGAATTTGAATTATTTATGTAATTTATTTCTTGAACGCTAGAGAAGTCATGTAGGCCTCAAAAACAGCCATCTTACTCTCATCGAACTGTGACTTGCTCATGTTCTTGAGAGACTTCTTCATGTTATCCAGTCTCTCTTCATGCCATGTATCTTTAACCGGATCGTAGATCCACTCGACGTTCTCCATGATGCCTCTGACGAAGGCATCCGGCGCGGATGGATCTGCCACGATGTCCGCAGCTGTAGCCAGATGAAAGTCTTCTTGAACTTCCATCAAACCATCTTTTCTCGGCTTGAGGCTGCCCATGCCGCGGGAAGACACACCTAGATTAGCTCCTGACTGCAGAAGACCTCTGGCAATGCTGCCCATTGGGGTATCTGTAAGCTTTGCCTTGCCGACAAAGTTGTCTCCGTCTCTCTTGAGCTCGGTGATCATGTGAGAAACGCGGTCGAGATTGATCTGAGGGCCGGCGGGGTGACCAAGTTCTCCGTAGGCGCGATTGTTACGGACGATCTCGTCCATGTAGCGCTGAACTTCTTTCTCCATTACCGGCATGGGATAGTATCGACCGTTGCGATTTCCCCTATTGGCTTGAAGAAAGATACCATGAATGTAGTGTTCTTTGCTTCCGTTCTCTCTTGCCTCAGAGACGTACTGCACTTCTTCCACTAATTCTGTGATGAGCTTCATTGTAGTATCCTTACGGTGTTGTTTGTGCTACCCAAGATCCATAGTACCAGTATATTCTAGCCCCGACAGTGCCGTCGGTGCGAATGTACTGAGAACCAGTAACTGGAGTTCCATTTGCAGATGAAGCGGCCCCAGTTAACTTAGTAGCGCTGGGTGCTCCGGTTCCATAAGCGATAGTCGGGCCGCCTGATGCCCCGAGAGTAACGCTGGTTCCCGTTTGAATACTGGCCTTTACTGTCATATCACACGCCCAGTCCTGGAGTCACATAGACCTGTGAGTTGCCAGAAGAAGTAATTGCAGTAAAGTATGAATTAGCTGGGAATGAGAAGATCTCAAGGGTGCCCGGAAGTACGGGTAGACCTGTGTTGCTGGCAGATACCACAACTGCATTTGTATTTGCGATGGTGGCATTTGCGCCGACGCCGAGGAAGATCAGGCTAGAGCCTGAATTGAATACTCGATACTGACAGTAGCTGGTATTTGAACTGGTAAGTGCCTGCATCGCAGCGGGTGCCGCGGTGTTCGCCAAGAACGTAACCGTATTTCCAGTTGGATTAAAGGCTCCAGAAGCCGGTGAGATGTAAGACATTAGATTCTCCCTTGATCAACTGACATTCCAGGAAATGTCATAGGAGTGTCCATAGGAGCGGCTTCTTCGTCCTTGTCATGATCGCCATAGATCATGTAGTCGTGAACGTCGTTGACCATACCCTTTGCTTGGGCGATCTTAGCCTGAACCCAAGGCTCGATGTGCATGTTGTGAGGCATGTTCATCGTCAGATGAGTAGCCTTGTTGGCGAGAGCCTTGAGCTCTGCCTTGACCATTTCTAGTTCTTCACTCTTATCGTCGTCGTTATCGTCGCCGCCCAGTAGAGGAACCGCGAGGTCTTCGTTGCGCTGCTTTGAGTAGTAAGCTGCGAGTGCCTGCTTGGTGCGCTCTTCTTTGCTCTTTCCGGCAAACTTTTGATTGTCAGAATCAACAAAATCTTTAATCCACTTACCGGCTGGTGTATCCTTCGTGAGGACTTCATCGAGCTCAACTTCTTCCTTCATAGCGTTCTGAGCTACGTCGAGTAGGTGGGCGCGGGTATAGTTTGGACCGTGAACATTGGAAGCGGCGTTGGCGATTCTCTTGTAGTGAGTGCCGTGGGTCTGTCTTAGCTGCTGGGCGCTCTTCTTGGCCTTGATGTCCTTAACGATCTGAGGTAGGGCATCCTTGAAACCAGAGTCTTCATTGATCTTACCGGCTGACATGCACTCTGCGAGACCGTGAACTGGGCAGCTCTTTCCCTTGGGGGTGTGGTTGCACTTGGCTTCTTCAGTCTCGCTGGCCTCGTAAACTTTCTTTGACTCTTCTTTATTTCTACCCATCTTTGAATTCTGTGGGGTATCAAGAGAGTACTTTACATTCGAGCCGTCGAACACATCGTCGCCGTTTCCTGATCTGCTCTCGTGCTTCTCGATCTCATGCTTCGCGGCAAACTTTGCAGAATCACCAGCCTTTGGCATGTAGTCAACGCCCGGATCTGTTCCAGGAACTCCGGACTTCATCTTAGAAGCCCTAGTACCGTTCAATACGTCTTTCAGCGACTTTGCCATCTTTATTATTCCTCTTCGTAACTATTCTCATAATCCGAGAATGGACTATCGCTCGAACCAAACATACTCTGGGCTATTTCCATCTTCTTATCGGTGATAGCGGTTTGGAGTCTATCGGTGATAATTTCACTAAAAGTCTGCTGGAAGTCCAGAGGCTTTTGCATGATGGAATAGTTAATTAAGTCACTGACTTTGTTTTCGTGCTGCATGCTTCATCTCCAACTATTTATTTTTTGCAATGGTTTGAACAGCAGACTTATACCTAGCCTCGTCCTGCATGGATCTATTCTGCTTCTTCTTAAAGTGCTCGACGTCGGCCATTGCCTGTCTCAGCTTAACTGCCTTGTCATCGGTAGCAGGAGTCTGATCGGTGTCCTCGTCATTGGCAAGAGGCTTGACGCTAGCATTTTCTGGAGGCTGAGGCTGCTCGGCCTGCTGCTGTTGCATCATCGCTTTTTGGTCTGGAGACATGTACTGAGTAGAGCCGACTTCTTCAGCGATCTGCTCGTCCATCTCCTCCATCTCTTCGTCCGACTGCTGCAGGACGTTCTTTCTGAGCCAAGCGTGCGAGTAGTACATGCCGACGTATTCCTGCATGTTTCTAGCAACGTTCACTCGGTTCTCGATGACCTCGGCGTCCTTGAGCTCGGTAAAGTAGTTATCCTTAGAGAAGTCATACTTGATGTTCTGCTGGATATTGTTCCAGTCCTCGATCGACATGATCTGCTTTAGGACCAGCTGCTTCTCTAGCATTCTAGTAAAGAGAATGGCAAACTTGTTGCGAAGTCTGCTGATGAATCTAGCAAACTTCAGCTCGTCGCGGGTAACTTCCGTCGCCCTTCCGAGAGAGAACAGGGCGTCTGAGTTCAACCTATTGATAGGAACATTCAGCGTCTGATAGAGCTTCTTCTGGAAGTACAGAACGTCGTC